AGGAGTGCAACTAGAAAGTAAAATCCCCGATAGGCACAGTAATATTAGTCTGCCCGCCCACCTCATCTGTGATAGTGAGAGTGATCGTTTCTGCTTCCACAATATATTCAATCGTATTACCTTCTAACTCTAGTTTACCCTGTTTCTGTGGTGTCTCACCAAATAATTGTTCTACCATTTGTCTACTTAGCTGTGCGTAAATACGACTTTCTAAGTTCCTAATAAATCTTGCCAGTGTTGTATTATCAGCATCTCTGGATAATTCATCTTGGTAGGCTTTTATTTCATCTTTAACCGTTTGCTTTCTGGTGTTCTCTTGATTCTCTATTGTTAAGAAATGTGAAGAAGTATTAACACCTGAAAAGCTAGGGCTTTTAAACTTGAATAATATTTCATCTGCCAATAAATTGCTTGCAAATAATATTAATAAACTAATCTTTACGCTGATCTTCACGTTCGGCCTTTGCCACCTTATCTATTTCAATTAAATTAGGAATACCAAGTAATGTTTTTAATAAAACATCTTGACGTATGGTCTGATTATCTAAGGCTCTCACACGATCTATCAATGCCACTATTATGCCATATTGCGCGTCTAGCTTGGTACTCAGGCGTTCTTCCATCGCGTTTAGACTGGCATCTACTTTCTCATCCACCACATCTATCTTTTGTTCCATACCATCAATAATGCGGTTAATCAGTTTCCAAATAAAAAATCCTAATCCTAATGCACTTGCTACTGGAAAACCTACCTGATTAATTAAATTTATTATATCGTCCATAGTTGTATTGTAACTGATTATTGTGTTCTGTAATTGATTTTAACGCGGCTTCAAGACTAGCTTCATTATCATTACTACGGATAATATTGTCTTTAATATAAATCGCTGTTTTGGAGTTACCTTCAGCATTAGTGACTTCGTGAAACGGATAAAACAAAACTTTATTATACTCAGTACAGCACAGTGCAAACAAATCTATCTGGCCTTCTCGGAAGAATCTTTCTCTGGAACTTGAGCCACGCCTAATATCAAACTTCCATAAATCTTTTTCTGATTCGTGTCGATGTGATTTTGTTTTAACTTGTACCTTGAGAAACTTTTGCTCGTAATCAAATAGTATGTCTGCTTCCGCACCAGGTGGCATTAATAAAACAGAATCACTTTGCATGGAAAGAACGGAAGCTGCGAAATATTCACCTGATCTGCCGAGCCTTTCCGTTGCTCTGTTCATATAGGGTTATTGTAGTGCTGGAGCTTCTACTTGTTGTTCTGGAGTCATTTGTTGTGTTGCATTAATTATTTGTAATGCTCTACTAATGGCTACTTTTGATTTAGGGTCTGTTTTAGCCATTAAAATTAAATCTTCTAGCGCATTGTCTTTAGCAAAAATTTTACCTAAAGATGAATATGCTCCACCAGCTTGTATTTCACCATATTTAGTGGATAACCTTACAAGTGGGTTAAATGTTTTTGCCATAGCAATATCTTTTGCTAAAGTTCTTTGAGCTTCTTTTGTTATATTAAATCCAGGTTTATTTATATTTGATAAATTTCCAGTTCTTTCTAATACATTTAAAAAATTCTCAAATCCTATTTTTAAGGATTTGGCATCAATTCCTTTAGCTTCTGCCACACCATCTAGTACAGCCAAAAAGTTCGCTCTTTGACCTTTTGTTCCCATAACATCTTTTGCGAGTTTAAACCCTATTGAAGCATCTTCTCCTTGTTTAGTTATAGCAAATGCTCTGTTCATAGCATTTCTAAAGTAAGTGTTTGCAATTTGTACTGTAGCTTCTGGGTCTGTTTTATTTAAAATGCTTAATGTTTTTTTAATATCTTGTGGATTTGCTTGTGCTGGATTAAAAACAAATTTTTTGATTTTTTCCAAAGTAATATCGTTTTTAGTTAATGCTTTAATATTTCTTACTACAGGATCAACTAAAGTTTCCGACAATCTAGCAAATTCATCATTTGCACTTGCATAACTTTTATTTGTTCTAAGGTTAGTATTTAAAATATCTAATATTCCAGTTTTTTCACCATTAAATAATTGTAACCCTAACGAATCATCTATAAATCTTTGCTCTGTTGCTACGCCTTTTTTTGATCTATTGTAATCATCTCGAAATTGTTTGAATGTCAAATCTAGTTTATTAATATTAGTTTCTGGAATTATAACCTTTTGTTTATTTACCGTTTTGGTTTTTGCTATTAATTGTCTTTTTATTTGATTTAATTTTATTATGTTTGGATTTCCTTTTGGGAAACTGTTAATTGCATTATCAATTTGATCAATTACCGTTAGAACTTGATTTGGCTCTAATGCTTCTGTATTTGCAACAGAATAACCCGCATCTCTAGCCTGTATTGATCTTTGCCTTTTTACATCTTTTATAGATTGCTTGGATGTTGTTTGCACTAAATCCATAATTTCTCTTTGGCTTTCGGGAATAGAAGATATTTTACTTGCTTGATATTCCGCAAGTTCTTGAACAACTTTATCTCTACCTTTTGTTGAGCCATATATATAAGGTGAACCCGCATCTGACGCAATAACTTTTTCTACTAATGATGCTAATTGCTTGTCTTGAATAACCTCACCTGGTAGCAATTTTATTCCCATTTCTGTTGCTTGTTTTTCTAATGCAAGCCCTTTTACAATATCTTCTTCACTTACAGCTTGCATTGCTCTTTGAGCCATTTGAGCTGCTTTACTTGGCCCACCAAAATAAGACATCGCAAAAGTAGCTGGAATTGTAATACCAGCAGCGACACCAGTGCTATCTGTAATATCTTCTAAACCTTGAAATAATGCCCCACTACCAACACCTAATTTTGTTGCAAACTTTCTAGCTGCTGGTGTTTTTGCAAGCACTGAGGGGGAAGCAAACTCAGTCATTGTTTTTGCATATCTGCCTGGTATGGTTTGTGGTTCGTATCCCGCAATTTCAGATGGTCTTATTCTATCTCCATATCTAGCTTCTATATCTGGAGCTAACTCAGGGTATCTTTGCGCTATATTTTTATAAGCATCAAATTCTAATATTTCTTTTGAGGTTGGAAGAAAATCAGGTGTTGGCCCATACTCTTTTCCTGTTACCATTTCTCTGATAGATGTGTCAAACACTGAGGGTGCGTATGTTTTTGCGATCTCACCAATATCACCTGGAAATCCAGCTAAATACGACAAACCTTTAGTGCCACCAGCAACTACACTTTTAGCTACATCTTTAGCGGTTTCAGTTAATGTAGGTTGTTGTGCATTAATATACTGCCTAGCTTTTGCGGTAGCTTCGGCTTGCTTACCTTCCTCACCCTCTATTTCAAGAATGTCACCATTAGGTAATTCAAATTCATATATTACTTGAGCCATATTATTGATCCCTAGTTTAGTGGCACTCTTATTCTTTTTCTACCGCCAGTTTCTTGAGTTGGTGTTTGTTGTGCTGATACTGGAAATGCAAAGGATGGCAATTGCGGTAATCCTTTTAATTTATTAACATAAGCATTATTTTCGCTTGTAGCAATATCAAAATCTATATCTCTGTAAAATTCACTTCGCAAACCATCAGCAACATCTTTTAATACCGCGCTTCTGCCAGCAATACCGATACCACCAGCAACAATTTTTAATGCGTTTTCGTAATCTTTATCTGATAAACCTCTACCTTCTTGCCCTCTAGCTGCTGCGAACAAATAACCTAAATCTCTGATGCTTGATCCCGCTACTCCAGATTCTTGAGATGCTTGTTGTATAGCATCAGTAAAATTTCTGCCTTCTAGTGAAGTGCTTGTTTCTTGCATATATTTATACGCTTTTTTATCTTTTGCGTTAGATAACAAATCACCAGCAGCATCTATATTTTGTATAATACCATCTACAAACTCTGTAACTGGGCCAATAGCTAAAGCAGAAGTAGGTGCATCAGCAAATTTTTGTGCTAATTCGGTTGTTTTAATAATAATATTTTGTGTGGCTAAATATTTAGATTTTATTGGTGCAAAATTTACCTCTTTACTACTTTCAAATTTTTCAGTAAATCCTAATGGTTGTATAACTTGCCCACTGTTATTTATTTTTAATATTTCTTCTTGTGTTAATTCACTATCTCTAACATTTCTTACAACTTTTCCTGCTTCTGTTACCGTTCTTAATGGATCATTAGTAGCACCTTTTGGTGGTTTATCAACACTAGGAAAAACTCTTTCTCCTGTATCTTCATAATAATTAAAGCCATCTGCACCTTTGACTATTCTTCTTTCTTTACTTGAATCTTTATCAACACTAGGAAAAACTCTTTCTCCTGTATCTTCATAATAATTAAAGCCATCTGCACCTTTGACTATTCTTCTCTGTGATTTACCCTTAAACACGTCTTGTGCTATTAATGGTAATGATTGAGTGCCAAGTAACTCTCCCATACCTCGATATTTTGCACCTTCTGGGGAAGCTAAAAATTGATTTAATCTTCTTTTTTGATCTTCTGCTAACCTTCTTTGCCTTAACCTTTCATCTTCTTGTGCTTGCAACGCCATTCTTTGTGGATCACCAGACAAAGTAGCACCAGTACGTCTTAACGCTTGACTAAGATTTTGTATGCCAGCTAATCGTTGTGCTTCGGGAGATAATGTTGGGTCAGTAGTTGCACCCATTCTTTCTAAGCCTGTGCCTACTCTTTGACCTAAAGTTCTTAATAAATCTTGTATTGCCATTTAACTAAATCCTAAATCTGAAATATAACGCTCTGGATCAGATGACCCAGAATAAGTAGGAGTTGATCCAAACAAACTACCTAAAAATGGTTGTGCTTGCCCATACAGTTCTAATCCAGAGGACAGTCGATCAAATATACCAGGGCTATAGCTTTGAGTTGTTGCTTGACTTGGCGTAACTCCACTCACACCAGTTGCTAGTAATCCAAGTTGTCGTTGTGGATAATCTAATGCTCTCTGGAACTCACCCCGCCCAGCAGCTATCGCTTGCTGTTGCAACGCTTGCTGTTGCCCGCCAATACCACCTAGTAAACCTAAACCACGATACTGCTCACCAAGTAAGCCTTGTTGCAAGCCCGCTTGAAAACGTCTATTAGCCATCTCACGCGCAAGGTCTGATTCTGCTGCCGCTTGCGCCCGCCCAAAGCCCGCCTCACGCAGACCCGCTGAAGTTCGTGCCATTTGCTCGACATACGGTCTTTGTGACTCAGACTCTAATAATGCAGATCGAGAACCGCCAAATGCGCCCGCCCCAATAGCTCGTGCTTGCGCACCGCCTCTAGCAATATCTGCTTGACGTTGAATATCTTGCATAGATTGATCTATAACTTGAGAAGTAAATGGGCTTTGATATGCACTGATGTCTGCACCCAATAAAGACGGTGCTTGTTGCCCAGCTAAAGAGCTTAACTGACCCATTGGATCAAGTGCTTGACTGCGTTCAAACATGCCTCTGGTAGCACCAAATGCTTTTAATTGATCTGGCGAGAAACCAGCAACCATAGGCCCTGTGTAGGGTACGAAAGGTTGTTGTGATGCAGCTTGTGCTTTCTCGTATAAATCCCTTTGTATTGCTTGAGTTTGTGGGTCAACCATACTTGATGCTTGTGTTTGACCAGTAGTTCCACCGTCAAATAAACCTTTGACAGCGCCTACTGTTCCCGCTACTTGTCCCGCTGTTGCTAACATTGGTAATGCTGCTGCCATTTTTACTTCCTTTTATAAATCTTTACTTACTAAATATTCTGGCTTAAAACCCAAATGTTTTATTTTTCTTAGCCAACCTTTTCTACCAATTAAGGTAATTTTATTTACACCCATTTCTTTCGCATGAGTTTCTATACAATGGTAAATCTTTTCTATCTCTTCATATTCTCCACTAGCAAGCAGAATGTGTATTATTTTCTTTTTACCACATATAACGTATTCAGTTACTATAGCAGAATGTTCAGCGGGCCATAACCACGCTATTCCATTTCTTATTTTATCCTCTATATCATCTATTGTATAGGTATCTTGATACTTCATTGCCTTTACAAGCAATGGCTTACATTTTTTCCATTCTATTTCCCACGGCTCTAATTGCTCTTTTGGGAACAAATCAATAACTGTATTAATCGCCTTTTCCATATTCCACTACACTTGCCAGAACATTAATGTTGGCATGGCTGACTTGTATTTTTAGTATTTCACCCGCAGTTAAAATTAAACTTCTAGTCAGCATTTCATCAGTGGCGTGTGCTGTTATATTATGTTGCTTAAATAAATAATGCGTAGTGCCACCATTGACTACTACTATATCTATATTGGTTTGTTGGTTACCATCATCACTAACGAGCAAAGATTCTATGATAGCAAAATCAAAATCACCGCCAGCGGGTGCTGTATAGATGGTTTCTAATGAAGTTGTGCCAGCAACATTTAATTTAGCATTAGTTGCCCTTTGTATGTACTGTCTTTGTGAAGATAGATCCATTATCTTTTACCTCTGGCTTTTAAATCAAGGCGAATGTTACCGACTTCAAAAGTTTGGTCAGTATCGCCTGTCACTGTCATTTGCACTTGCCTAGCACTAAAACGTGCATCGGTATAACCATCACTAGAATCAAAAGTAAATGAGCCAAAGTCTGTTGTTGGGCCAAGTGGTGTAAACTTACCTTTAAAACTTAATACCACGCCAGGTAAGCTATTTGCTTCTGAATCAGGAATGATTTGGTTGCATTGCATATAACGATCACCATTACCTAATTCGATTGGGCCTGACTCAGCAAACGGTACAGCAGTACCCAAGTTAGGTGAATTGCCAAGAGTAGTAGATTCATGCTGATAAACAAAACCAGCGTTATCACAAGCAATTGGATAATCCCAGATACCTTGATCTATCCAACAACCACGATCCATTGCACCGACTGACCATGCTTTTTCTGCATAGTTCCAAATAATATATTTATCAGGTTTGGTGCTATCTGTAGATGGAAAAAACCATACAAATTCATTGAAGTTTGAGTTGTGACCACCAGCAATTGTTTTTCTGTAACTGTAGTTTAAATCGTTAAATAAGTAATCATGCACATCACATGGTATTTCTTGTACTCTACCGTCAAATAAGAAGATAGCGTTTTCTCCTACCCATGATAAGAAATCACCAGAACTTGCAATAGAGCGAGTTGAGATTGCTTTACAGTTAGTACCCGCATCTTGTATTCCATATACAAATGGATTGCCCGCATAAAACATTCTAGCGATACCAGTATCAGTAAATATCATTACGTCAGTTTTCCACTTAACCGCACCGATAACTCTACCGCCTGTTGGCACTTGCAAGTCACCAGCCGTATTAGTAGATGCTGCTGTCCAAGTAGTTAATGCCTCTCTTGATGACCACGCTATTTTTCTTGGATCACCACCTGAACCAATCGCTACAACGTGCCTTTCGTTGGTAACTATTACGCCTAAGTTGCCGGTCGGTGCGTTAGTAATTGCTGTACCCGCAGAATCAGGGGTGTTTGTACCACCGCCATGTGGCCGCCATTGGTAAATTTTGCCATCAGATGCAGAGCAGAATATTAAAAACTCACCAAAGTTATCAAATGAAAATGAGGTAGTATTAAACAGTAATCCTGACTGTGATCGAGCATCACCATAATCTTCTACATTGTAATGATACGCACCAAATCCAAGCGGATCGTTTGATGCGTCTGTTACAAAACCAGATGGGGTGATGTCATACCAGATATTGCGAGTTAAGACGTAGACTTTTTGGCGAGTGCCAACGGCAAGTATTGGGTTACCAGCGTTATCGCTGTAAGTGTACATCGCGGTTGGTACACCCGTTAAGGCTGCTGGTTTTAGTTTTTCCCAGCCACCAATAGGTT